ATGAAGAGCCAAGTGATTGGACTTGCATTACTATCCCGCGTTACGGCAACGGGGCAGTGCATTCATTTTTTAACGGTGTTATCCCGCAAAATGAATGCACTGGATCATCAAATCGCAATCCCATGTAGACGGGACAGCGAATCGATTAAATTTATTACTTGAGAAAATTACCTGCTATTTGAATTGCGCCCAGAATGATGACGCACCACGCAATGATTGCCATGTCATATGGGGCGCCCTTCTGGAAAAACAAAAACCTGAAAAAGTCCATTTTTAGACCCTTCCAGTCCCGGTATGGGAATCCCACGCAGCCTCAAGCGCTGAACGAATATCTTTCGGATTCACCGTTTTAGGCGTTCCTGTGGGCGCCGCTGGTCGCGGGCTGATTGCGCGTTCTTTTGCTTGTGCAGCCTGTGCTGCTCTATCAATTTGTGGCGCTTGCGTGGTGGTCTGCGCGGCACCTTGCATGCGTCGTGCTTGTTCCGCTTCCCATGCCTCATCATTCAGGCGTACGGCCATGTGATAGGCTGATTCACTATCTTTCGCCATTCCGCGCTCAATTAATTGCCCCATCGTCGTGCGGACAGCTTGGAAATGCGGGTATTTCTCAGAATCCTGAAAGCGTGCAATCTCATTTTGTACAGCCGCCTGCTCCTGCTGCTCACGCCATGATGCAACGTTGTTGACCTTTCCTTCCAATTGCTGGATGTACTGCATTAGCTGTGGCACAACTGGGTCTAGTTGTCCGCCTTGTGCCTGCGCGACTGCCTGCAATGGGATGCCAACATTTTGCGCAAGCTGCGCCAATGCCTGCATCTTTTCTTGTGGTTGTCCATTCACCAGAAAGTGATAGGTCTTTCCTAACTCATGAACAAATTGCGCTTGAGACAGGCCTCGACTTTGGATAGTCGGCATGAACGGCGCTAGAGCGTCGGTAAGGTGCTTGGCGTTCTGTGCTTCAGCTCGATAAGTTGATACGCCAGTGGCAAACTCACGTTCACGCTGAACGTTATATTGAGCAAGCTTCTTTGACTCATCCGCAGTCAACGGCTCGCCGCGAGCCATCTTCTCCCATGCTGGACGATACTCTTTTTTCCAGGTAGATGGCGGCGCGATGGATGCGTCTTGCTGTGTTTCTTGTTGGGGCTGTTGCGCGGTTTGCTTAGGATCCGGAGTTTGCTCTGGTTTTATCGCCTCTTCCGCCTGTTTTGCCGCGAATCGTCCTTTTTCGTCGCGCTCGCGATCTGCTTTGGCCTGATCTTCGCTGGCCTGAGTTGAATCAGGTGCTAAATCTTGCGTCTCGACTGGATCTGGCGTTTCGATTACTGGTTTATTGGATGTCTCTTCGGCAGCGTTGAAGCTGGCCTCAAGCGCATCTCGCAAAGTATTTTGCGTATCAGACATTATGTATCCTTTGGGTCAATGCCGGTTTGGAGTCATCCATTCCGGCGCGGCGTCTCACGACGTTTTAACTACGCACTAAGTTTTAAGCGGTTGTATTGGCCAACCACTGAGTACTAGTCACGCGCTTGTAAATCGTGGTCTTGTATGTCAACTGCGAGAATGCTGAGTTCGCAGTGCCAAGGCCAGTGCCCGCGACAGCGATGGCGGCGCCAACATCTGGATAAACCGGGCATGTTGAGCCAGAGTTATTGAACACCCAGATTTCTGCGCCCACTTCACATGCGGGCAGCACAAGCCCTTTTGTGCCATCAGCCGATGCCACCACAACCATAGAGGCCGTAACTGGTGTTGCTGTCGCTTGCGAGCTACCGGCTGCCGTGAGCGACACATATTGACCGCCAATTCCGCTAGCCAAACCTGCCGACATGCCCAAGCCCATCAATTCTTTCGCGAGTGTCATATCATCAACTCCTTTTCTGTTTTCTCAATGTTTCGTCAGTCGCCCTAATGATGTGATCCTTTAGACCGGGCGGCGACTCCAAAGGCTTTTTGTTTGCGTAGAGGTATTTCGTTTCATTGCCAATCTCAATGCAATTGTTCGCCTTGAGATGTGCTCGATGCTTGGAGCGAGATTCGATAAGCGATCCGTCTATCTGGGAGATGTATGGATGAATGTCGCCCATGACCATGGAGGCGGCGCGAACTCTTACGGCAGGCGGATTCACCAAGAAATCGAGTTCCTTTGTTAGCTTTTCTTGCGCACGTTTCAGGGAAAACTCATCGACACCATTCGTCACGTCAATCGTATCGTGAACTTCATGCTCGGCGGTCATTAGCCGAACGCCGATAAATTCCTGCCTACCTGGAATATGGTGGAAATACTGTCTTGTGATTTCCAGTTCATATTTCTTGAACAGCGGGATTAAGTCGAATAGTTCATTAATTGTCATTTACACCCCCACTGGTATCATCCGGCGAGTCATCCTGAGAACCGCGATTAGCCGCGGCGATCTGCGCAGCTTGGAGCGTTGTTTCCTTGCTTACTTCCGCTACATCGATCTTGTTAGCGTTGTTCAGACGCGTAATGAATAACTCGAACATCTGTGCTTGGCTCTGCATCAATGCCTCATGCTGCATGCGCTGACGCTCAAGCATGGCATCTTGTTGCGCCTGCAATGCCTCGCGCTGCGCCTCAAGTTGGTTTTGCTGCATGACCTCGCGCGCCTGCATTTCCTGCTTATGTTGCTCAACCAGCATGTCAATTTGCCGTTGACGCTCTTCCGCTTGCGCATCCATCGCCAACTTTTGCTGCTCGATTTGTAAGTCCTGCATCTTGTTTTGCTGCTCAGCCTGTTGCTCGGCCATGAACTTTTGAGATTCCACTTGCGCCTTGACTTGAATCTGTTGCATGGCACCCTGCTGCTTTATTTGTTCAAGCTGCACTTGCGGAGGTGGCGATGGCGGCTGCTGCGCCTTCTGTTGTGCTGCCTGCTGGAGTCGATCCACGGTGGAATCGAATTCACCCTCGATCTCCTTACCCACCTTGAAGCCTGTGACGCCGAATTTCATCATCGTCACGGCAAGCGGCAAAAGCTCTGCTGCAACAGGCGACTGACTTAACTGAACGGCGTTTTGCAAGAACCCGCCAGCCGCTTTCAGGAACTCCATGCGGTCTTGCTTTTCCTGCGCCTCATCCATCTGGATCATGGAGTCGCTGGTTACCTCGATGCGGAAATTTCGCAGAGGGTTATTGCGAATGAGTTGCAGCGCCTGCGGAATCAACTGTTGATCGGTTGGCGACAATTGCGATGCACCACCAATCTGTAGAAGCGTATCGTCCGAAAACTCGCCGCACATAATCTGTGCTTTTATTTGCAGAATCTCAGTGGCGTACTGAACCACATCCGATTGCATTGACCGAAGGCGCATCGAGCCGAATTGGCCTTTGGCCTGCACTGCTGTTGCTGTCTCACGCGGATCGCTGGAGCCTCGAATGATGTCCGCAAGGCCGGTGATCTCATAAATCTGCGATTTAACATGCTCAACTGCCGCATATGCAGCAACCAGCGCATTGCCAATAGGCGTCAGGTCTACAATATCAATCGCGCCCTTCAGTCCGCTTTTTTCTGCAAACGCATTCCAGTTTGAGACCGGAATCAGATCGCCATTGCCAGCCTCAGTGAACAAGCGCGCCAATTCGGGGATGGCTGCGTTATGCACACCCCTGACCTTGAGTGCTTTGATCAGGCTATCGATCGTGTTGGCTAGGTTATCCAACTCGTAAGCCTGATCTTGATACATCGTGAAATCAGGGATAGGGATTAGACTATCGGTTGTCAGTGTTGCGAATAACGGCCGTGGGCAAGGAAAGAAGTTCTCTAACTCAAGCGGATCAAGTCGCGCATCCAATTCTTCTAGATTGCTCTTTGAAAGCCAGATGGCAGCGTTCGTCTCTTTATCCCATATCTCATAGACACACGCTTGGAACGCCTCATCCTCGCGCATGCTGCTTTTCTCGCTCTGTTCTGGGCGAGTATCGAGCGGGATCTTCCCGCCGATCTCCTCGCCAAATCGCTCGATCAATGCGGGGCGGGTCATGTACACACGACGCCAAACGCCCGTTACTTCCTCCCATGTCCTGGCGATCGTGTGCCCGAAATCCTTCCAATGGACGTAATCCACTGGGCAGCACTCGTAATCTATTTCCTCTTGGGCTTCCGGCGTTTCTTCGGCTTCGTCAGCATCATCCGTGACTTGAAAACCATCAGCCGGCTCGCCCTGCTCTGCGGCCTTGAAATGCGGCTCGTAGCGCACCCAAGCAACGCCACGCCCACCAAGAAAGCGGTCGAATACCGAGTTCTTCATCGCAGCCCGGTAATCTGGGTAGTGCTCAATCTCGAACTCTAGCCCGCGCTCCAATAACAATGCAGCCACGCGGCCAATCGGGTCATTGTCGAAGTGACGACGGCTGACATCCGGCTTGGGCACCCGCGAAAATGTCGCAGGAATGGCAGTCTGCACATTCGACCAAAGGATGTTGAACTTGGCCGGATTCGTGGAATCCATCTCCTTTGTGTCGTCGCGATACCGCTTGAGGATCTTCTCAACGCGAAGCTGCCATTGTTTGAACTCGTTTTCGTAGGATGCAATAACGCGCAGCCACTTCTGCACATCAACCTTCGGCCTGGGCTTCGGATTTTTCTTCGGTGCCGGCATTGCCATCGGTTGCGGCATGGGCTGCGGTGCCGCCATTGACATAGGCGCAGGCATTCCGCCCTGCTGCATAGGCAGAGGCGGTTGCATCGAAGGCATCATTACGCAGCGATCGGCGAGGCGACGTAGAAGAAGGTTACGTCAAGCGTGTTGGCAATCGTGGCGTATAGACCGCCATTGCCAAACGTCGCAGGATAGCGGTGAAATCCAATGGCCGGTGTAATCGTGCCGCCCATAGCTGTGCCGGCCGTGCCGCCGTCTTTGAGCGCCAAAGTCCCGCCCGTCGTGCTGTTGACGTAGAAACCAAGCAACGTTCCTGGCTGAGCCGTGACAGCGCCAGTGCCGGTAATGTTCTTGTAATTACCGCCCTCAAATGTCATGCCGCTCATTGTTATGCCTCATCCGAAGAAGGCACTTCGGATAGCGCTTCAGCGGCTACTCTTGGCTCATCCGCCGCAACCACTTCCATGGGCATTTCCGCGACCGGATCAACATCCGCAGCCATTTCTTCCACCAAAGGAACAACATCATCAGGAAGCTCGCGCGTCTCCATGATGTAGTTCGATCCGTGATAAGCACATACGAACGTCCCATCATGGTTCTGCGTGAGTTCAGACGCTGGGCAGCACTTGATGCAAAAATATTTGGTAGTCATGTCTTTTCCTTCTGTGGCGCCTCGCGGCGTTAGATTCGTGATCGTTTCTGCGTAGGCGTCTGCTTCCACAGCTCTTCGAGGGTCACCTCGTTATTGCCTACCGTGAGCCCGCGCATTGGCGGATTCGGCGGCGGAGGTGGCGCAACCTGCTGCATGATCAAGCAACCGTAGCTATAGCCATCGCCATCATGTGATGCCCAATCATGGATCGGCTCTTTACCGAATATCTTGGTTTCTTCGTTGTATTCGTACGACCAAGCGCGCAGGCCGTTCAGTCCGTTCTCGCAATTTGTCGCATTGAAAGCAACTCGCGGCGTCAGCACTCGCGCAGCATTGACACGATCAGCGATACGTGACGGCGGCGTAATCCGCACATGATCCGAGCCGAAGAAATCAACGAATATCTCGACTGCACTTCGCTTTGCCGCGAACGTCTTGGCCCGCGCGTCATGCGGCAGCCAGATATGTCCTAACGCCGATTTCCCATCGAAGCGCTTGTATTTGTCGATGCGCTCTTTGAGCCGATAGCACCACTCTTCGGCATCAATACCCCAGCCGCCGTCATAGTCAACAACGTGATAGCCGCCGATCTTCGGCTGCCAGAACCACCACGTAGAGCTATCCCTATGGCCTATATCGGCAGTGATCTCAAGCTGCGCACCGAATTGGTCGTACTGGATGGCGTCGCTAATCAGGCCGTTGCGCTCATTGATGCCGAGTTGCCGCGCCAAAATTGCGCCGAGATTCGCCGCCTCAAAGGAGCATAGATATTCCTGCTCAAACTTCGCGCGGCCATAGTCCTCGCCGAAGTCAGCGATGTAATTCGCCAATTCGCGATCAAGCTGTTCTTGCGAGAACATGCCTGTTTGTGTCGCATCGAGCACCTGGGCGAAGGCGTCACCACCCGACAGCATTATTTTTTCCGCCGCCTTTAATGTGCTATGCGCATGGTTTCTGCCGCGCGGCG